GTTTAAAATCTAGAGGTCTTAGAATTAAAGGTGATGATACACCTATCATGCCTGGTGAATTTAGAGATGTTGATGTACCTGGTGGTGCTATAAAAGACAATATTACTTTCTTACCTTATAAAGAACCAAGTCCTACTTTATATCAGCTACTTGGAAACATAGTAGAAGAAGGCAGGCGTTTTGCTAGCATATCTGATGTAAAGGTTAGTGACATGAATAGTCAAGCACCTGTTGGAACAACTTTAGCTTTACTAGAAAGAAACATGAAAGTGATGAGTGCAGTGCAAGCAAGACTTCATGCTTCCATGCGTAAAGAGTTTGATATCTTGGTTGGTGTTGTAAAAGACTTTGGAGAGCCTTCTTATCCTTATGAAGTTGAAGAGGATGAAATGGTCAAGAAGTCTGACTTTGATTCTAGGATTGATATTATACCTGTATCAGACCCCAACGCTGCTACGATGTCACAAAGGATTATGCAATATCAGGCAGCATTTCAGTTGGCTCAAACTGCTCCTGAAATGTACGATATGCAAGAGTTACACAGACAAATGCTTGAAGTATTAGGTATTCAAGATGTAGATAATATTGTGCCTGATAGTGACGATGTGTTACCTGTTGACCCTGTAACTGCGGTACAAAATTTAATTAACAATAAACCAGTTAAAGCATACGATTTCCAAGACCATGATGCTCACATACAAACAGTAGCATCTGCTCAGGAGAATCCAGAGATAATTTCACTTGTAGAGAAATCTCCAAATGCTCCTTCTATATTGGCATCTGCATCTGCCTATATTAATGAGCACTTGACTATGAAGTATAGACAGCAAGTTGAAGAAGAACTCGGTATAGAACTACCACCTATGGGTGAGCCTATTGCACCTGAGATAGAGGCTAGAATAGGTAAGCTAGTAGCTGAGGCTTCCATGAGGGTTACTGAAAAAGCGAGAATGGATGCAGAACAAGAACGCATTAATCAACAGCAACAAGACCCAATCATACAAGCTAAACTACAAGAAGTTGCTACTAAACAAGCAGAGGTACAACGTAAAGCTAATGCTGATGCAGCCAGATTACAACTTGCTGCTGAAAAACAAAGAACACAAGCAGAACTTGAAAGAGAGAAACTTCAAGTTGAAGTTGCTAGCACATTGCTAGAAGAAGAAAGAAAAAGCAATAAGCAAGCAGCAGAGGATTTCAAAACAGGTATTGACATAGCTAAAGAAGTAATGGATGATGTCAATACGAATGAACAATGACATCAAAGAGCAATCACTTTCACAATTTCTGAAAAAAAAGCTCCGAGATGTTATGAATGAACATGCAGACCATTTGGCTACAGGAAGTGTTCAAGACTTTGCTGAGTACAAAAGGATGTGTGGAATAATCGAGGGTTTAGCTCTCGCAGAAAGAGAAATGCTGGACTGGTTAGAACAGCATATCAAGGAATAGGAACTCGACACCTTATGTCGTGCAAAATATGAAAGAGGCAATTAAACAACCTAAAAAAGTAGAAAAACCAGAGGAACTGCAAGATGACAATAAAAGTCAACTTCCAGAACCAAAGGGTTATCGCATCTTAGTCGTGATGCCACAAGCTGATGAAAAAACAGAAGGTGGTATTGTCAAGGCTAGTCAAACAATAAAAGATGAAGAGGTAAGCAATATCTGTGGATATGTCTTAAAACTTGGTCCTGATTGTTATAAAGATGAAAGAAGATTCCCTAGTGGTCCTTGGTGCAAACAAGGCGATTGGGTTGTTTTTCGTGCTTACTCAGGCACAAGAATGAAAATGTATGGTAAAGAGTTTCGTATTATTAACGATGACACTGTGGAAGCAGTTGTCGAAGACCCTACAGGAGTAGTTAGAGCATGAGTGAACAAACAGTAGAAACTGCTATTGAAACAGAATTTAAACCTGATGCTGATGGCAACTTAGAGCCACAAAGCATGGAGGACAAATTTTTTGGTGTAAAAACTGAAATACCTACTAATAAAGATTCTGAAGAATTAAAAGTAGAAGTGGTTGATGATGTACCTGAAGAGGATAGAAGACCGCCAAAACAAGAGGTTAAAGAAGAACAATCTGTTGATGATGATGCTTTAGATAAAGAAATAGCAGATTACAGCAAACGTGCTGGTGATAGGATTAATAAAATTAAGTATGAATATCACGAAGAACGTAGAGCAAAAGAACAGGCTCTAAGAGAACAAAAAGAAGCTGTCACTAGATTACAAACCTTAATGGCTGAGAATCAAAAGATGCAAGCCATGATAGAACAAGGTGGTCAAGTTTTAAATCAACAGGCACAAAACAGTGCACAGTGGGCAAAATTAAACGCACAAGAGAAGTTTAAAAAAGCCTACGATGAAGGTAATGCTGATGACATGGCTAAAGCACAAGAAGAGCTTGCTAAAGCTACACTAGCAGAACAAGGAGCTAGTCAGTATTCACAACAACTGCAAAATGAGGTAGCACAACAGTTTGTAAATCAAGCTCCTCAAGCACAACAGTTAGACCCTGCTATGGAAGCATGGTCACAAAAAAATCCTTGGTTCATGGGTCAAGACCCTGCACATAAGCAAATGACATCGTATGCTATGTATGTGGACCAAAAGCTACAGTCTGAAGGTATCGACCCTGTTGCACAACAGGAAAAATATTACAGCACTGTAGATGCAGAAATGCGTAAACAGTTTCCAGATTTCTTTGGTGTTTCTCCACAAGTGGAGGAAGCACCTGTAGAAAAAACACAACAACCAACAAATGTTGTAGCACCAGCATCGAGGTCAACTGGTGATAATAATAATCCTCGCAAAATAGTATTGAGTCAGACGCAAGTTAAGCTAGCACGACAACTTGGTATAACGCCTGAACAATATGCAAAACAATTATTACAGGAGTCCTAAATGGAAAACGATAATGTAAATACAGAGTCTTCAACAGAAGAACAAGTGCGTACCCCTAGGGAAAGTGAAAACCGAGAGGTTACCCAACATACTCAAAGTTGGGAAAATCCATCTAATTTACCAAGTCCAAATCCCCAAGATGGTTGGGTTTTTAGATATATTAGAACAAGTTTATTAGGTAATTCTGATAATCCTAATGTGTCTAGAAAATTCCGTGAAGGCTGGATTCCAGCTAAAGCAGAAGACCATCCTGAACTACAAGTGATGATGGACCACAAATCTGAATGGGCAGATAAAGGACATATAGAAATAGGTGGACAATTATTATGCAAAATGCCAGCAGAGAAAGCGAAAGCTAGAGATGAGCACTTTAGAAATATGGCTCAGAATCAAATGGAATCTGTTGACAATGTATATTTTAAGGACCAAGATTCAAGGATGGCTACAAAACAAGTGTTTGAGAGAAAATCAAAAACAACATTTGGTAGGGATTCTTAGTCTTGGATTAGTAATTGTTTTAAATTAGGAGACTATTATGGCTTCAACAGCTAGTCCTCATGGTGCTAGACCTGTAGGTTCATTAGTGTCTTGTGCATACAATGCTAAAATTACACACTACAAAATTAAAAATAATTTTGGTACATCCATTTTTTATGGAGATTTTGTAAAGTGGGCAGACGATAATCCAAATACCACAATCCAGAAGGATACTGGTACTACTTCTGCAACACCTATTGGTGTATTTTTAGGATGTGCATACACTGACCCTACAACTGGTCAATTTACACCTAATCAATATTACCCAGCATCAACTGCTGCGGATGATATCGTTGCGTATGTTGCGTCTGACCCATTTTTGGTAATGCAGATGCAATCAGACGAAGCACTTACTCAAGATGACTTGGGTAAAAATGTCGCAATCGTACAAACTGCTGGTTCTACCACAATCGGAACTAGTAAAAATGCGGTTGACGGAAGCACAGCAGCTACCACTAATACACTACCATTAAAGATTATCGATTTTGTCGATGGTCCTGATAGTGCTATAGGTGATAGCTTCACTGATGTATTGGTGATGTTCAACGTAGGACATCAGTTACTTAACACAACAGGCATAGGCTAGGAGTAAATTATGGCAATTTCAAGAGCTAATGAGCTTAAACAACTCCTTCCAGGTTTAAATGCTTTGTTTGGAGAAGAGTACAACAACTACGAGAATGAGCACGAAGAAATTTATACAACTGAGAACTCTGAAAGAAGTTTTGAAGAGGAACTCAAGTTGTCAGGTTTCGCTGCTGCTCCAGTAAAAGATGAAGGTGCATCTATATCTTTTGATACAGCACAAGAGTCTTTTGTTGCTCGTTACACCCATGAAACTATTGCTTTAGGTTTCTCAGTTACTGAGGAAGCAATGGAAGATAATCTTTATGTAAGTTTATCTGCCAGATATACTAAAGCATTAGCTAGAGCAATGGCTTACACTAAGCAAGTCAAAGCTGCTGCACCATTGAATAATGGGTTTACAAACAGTTTCCAATCTGGAGACGGAGTAAACTTATTTACTGCTGATGGTGATGGTGTAACAGGTGGTGATGGTCACCCTCTAGTATCTGGCGGTAAGAACTCTAACAGACCAGCCACAGGTGCAGACTTGAATGAAACATCTTTAGAAGATGCAGTAATTCAAATC